ATACACAAAGACGGCAAGCATGGAATCAACTATGAGAGGGATAATTCTCATCTGCCTCGTGGGTCAGGCATCCATGGTCTTCGATTCCATCATGGATGCTGCCAAGAGATTGATATATACCAATTCCACAGTCTGGCTGATGGACCAACCGGAAAGCCATCAACTCACCAAAGGAATTCCAGGAACCTTTAATTTGCTGGATATTAGACACCCATCAATTGTCTTTCTCCACAATAACAACATGTCCCATTTAGGTCCTTTCAGAGATTATGATTGTGGCCATGATAGAACATCCCTGACTGTGTTGAATCCGGAAACAGCAAAAATAGTGAAATACTCATGCAACTCCTCTCAGTACTTATCTAGAGACTGTCAAAGATGTGAAGCTGGTGGAAGAAATCATCTGATTCATGCAGATCTAGTGTATGATGATGCAATATGTCAAGCAGATTATACGAAAGACTGGATCAACATCCCGCATGACACCAGGATTTGTCAGATCAATAAGTTGAAAATACGAGACTGCAAGATAAAAAAGACTAGAATGGAGACAGTGTCATGGATTAGGAAAGATGGTGAAATTAGAATAATTGAGGATTATCAAGTGGTATGGAGAGAAGGTGAATTCCTCACACTATTTGATTGTCGCAATCTCACTGGCACTTTCTGCAGCAAAGATGTTTGCACTCTAGGTAAATGCAGTGGGGATGCCTCCTTTTGTTCAAATTTCAACTGTGAAAAGAATTCACCGGAGTGCATTTGCAAAAGGAATGAAGTGCCTGGAGTAGCAGTGTTCAAATTCAGGAATGTAGAGGTGATACCTCTGTGTTTTGGTAGGTCTAGATGGCTGGTGCAAAGAGAAGAAGTGAAAAGGGATGTGGTGTCAGAGCATGACTGTGTTGACTGCAGCATGGACTGTAAGAAAGATAGGATTGAAATCACTGTTAGACACTTTCAGCCGGACTTCTATAGAGCTTGTCTCGGTTCTACTTGTTTAACAGGGAAAGCTAGTGATAGTGACTTCACTGTGCCATTCAAGATGGCTGACAGAATGACAAACAGGGAATTCCACGTGAGAATCTGGGATAAATTGAGAGATCATGTGTATAAGTTAGAGGGAAGCTGTGAAGCAATAGGAGCCTGTGAAGTTATTCACTGTTTCTTTTGTTGGGCAAACTGGGCAAATGTCCACTGCTTCTCAAAAGAACAAAGCCTGATAATTATATTAGCAGGCTCTGTTTGTGTGATCCTCTTAGCATCTGTGCTTAGAGCCATCAAAACAGTAGCAACAATGACTTGGAAATTGTTATTGCCCTTCATCTCCTGCATCAGGCTCCTTTGGAGATTTACTAGGTTTATCATTAAGAGAAAGAAGAAAATAGTCCAGGAGAAAATGAGAGACATAGAACAAGGAATAGAAACCGAGGATCAGAGCACAATGCCACTTATTTCCAACTCCAGAAATCAATCTAGGTCAGCTGCCTACCAGAAGCAGAAAAAGATCATGACCTTACTTGGTCTAAGCATAATTATGAGCTTTGGGAATATCAGTGAATGTTGCACAGACTTGGTTACTGTGACTGCAGAGTCAAGGACTTGCATAAATCCAGGGAATGGGAAAGGGACCTGTTATTTCTCCACTAATAGCCTGTTAGAGATCTCTCCCAGGGGTCAGGAATCCTGTATGATCCTCAAGAATTCAGGTGGAGAGGTTGTGGATGTGCTGAAGATTAAGACTGAGGAAATAAAATTGGAATGTGAGAAAAGTGATTTATATTGGACACCTAGGGTGACACACAAATGTCTCGGAACAAGAAGATGCCATCTCATGGGAGAGTGTAAAGGAGACTATTGTGCAAACTTTAAGCTGGATGATTATTCTCCTGAATGGGGGGACAAGCAAGAGCTCATGAACACCCTAGGTTGGAGCTTTTGTGCTGAACAATGTGGAGGTGCTCTCTGCCAATGCTTCAACCTAAACCCATCATGTTATTTTTACAGAAAGACTTTCCAGCCCTTAGGGCCAGAAGTGTTTAACATGTTTGAATGTAGCGAATGGAGTTATAGACTACACTTAACAGTAGCAAATAACGTGTCAGCAGAGAAAGTAGTCTTGAAGCTGGGGGTCCCTTATCAGATCAAAGATGGTCTAATAAGCCTGCACAGCATTTCCCAACCTCCCAGTGTAGGTTTTGACAGATGCTTTGGAGAATCTGAGACTGGAGTTAAATTCCATGCCATATGCAACAAAAGACAAGAATACACTTTAGGTAAACTTGGAGAAATTCAGTGTCCTACCAAGATAGATGCTCAAAGAATCAGCTCTCATTGTCTATCTTCAGAGTCTCTAGTAAATGCAAAAGTCCATATTGATGATTTGAACTGTTTCAGTAGTATAATTGATCCTGGAGACATCCAGAAGCGGAACAAGCTGCCAGCTAACGTAGGGGGAGTTACATTTTATCCCACACAGTCTTCAGTTGAAGCAGCAATATCTGATCTAGCCTCTGCATCCCTCATGATTAAGCTGGTCAACTTCAGAGTCGATTTCACAGTGGATCTGGCAAAATGTTCAACAAGATTTGTAAGTCTGAAAGGTTGCTATAACTGCGAGCAGGGAGCAGTACTGACTGTCAATACTGTCTCCAATTTTGGTACGGCATTAGCATTGTTGGATTGTCCCAGTTTAGATTATACAACTTATTTAGAAGTGAATTCCCACTTGACTGAAGTTGACAGAATCATACACCTAAATAAAAGTCATATCTATGACAAGTGCACTGTCATTTGCCCTAACTCAAAGGACAGCATCATAATATCTGGAGAACTGGTGTATCTTTTTAATGAGGATTTAAGGCACTCCAATCAGACTGTAATGCCAGGCATGAAACCCAAAATGAGTTCAGGTTGGGACCCATTCGGTTGGATGAAAGCTAGCTGGATGAGAATAGTTTGGGCACTCATTGGAAGTTCTCTCTCTGTGATCATTGCTATAGTGGTAATTTACATTATTTTGAATATGGCTTGTAAAGTGAAGAGGCATTAAAGGATTTTATCATCATTCATTTCTTCTCATTTTATCATCATTTCATCCCATCACTGCAGTTTAGGAATTAATCACTAGTGTGGAGTTTATGATTTCAGGGTTCAGTAAATGAATGATTAGAGTTTATAG